GGCCCGGGCGCGGCCCCCCCCCGGCGGCCCCGGGGGGGCCCCGGCCCCGCGGGGGGGCCACGGCGGGCTGGCACAAGCTGAGCTGATGGGGGTTTTTCGCCAGGGTGTGTGGTCTAGCGCTAGGGGCAGTGGAGGCTGGGATGCCCCTGAGAGCCGCAGGAAGGGGGTTTCTAGGGCCTAGCAGGGTCGAGGTGGCACTGGAGTACCCCCAGACGATTTGAGGCCGTCTATGGCCGCTACGTGCAGCTCTCAGGGGGTGTTGCGGGGTGGCAGGGAGTGTGCTAGTCTGAGGTCATGGAGTTTCCACGAGAGGTTGTTAAGCGAGTTGTTGAGATACCAGGTGGAGGTCAGGCACCTGCCCTGCCCGTCGGGTACAGGCTGGACCCCTGCGGAATGGTCCACGATGACCAGAGCGAGACCACACGCCTGCGGTTTCGGGTAGGGGCAGAGGACTACCCCAGGGAGTCGTATGAGGCTAGGGCGGCCTGGCAGGCCCTGGAGATGTACGGCACACGTGTGGTCCAGCTGGAGTCAGAGATAGACCACACACACGTGGTAGTGTACGTGAAGGTAGCGTGGTGACACGCCGGGTGACTAGGCGATTTGACATGGTAGGGGGTACCTGCTAGGGTGGGTACCAGGGTAGAAGATATACCCTGGGTACTGGTTTGGGGTACCCCCTGGATTGGAACCCCAGGGGTACTCGGGTAAGGTACCCCAGGGGGTGCAGGAATAGCCCCCTGGGGTATACCCCGGTAGGTACCCCTAGGTAACCCGGATAGGTCTTGTAGCATGCCTTATTCAGCCCCCGAGCGATGCTGGTGTGGAGAGTTAGGTTTGCCAGGCACAGCGTTGTGCCTGGCCCACACACCGCAGAAGTCTGGTTGGGAATTGCGGCCAACTGCTTGGAAGAATGTTGACGGAAAGACTTACCGTAAATGGAAGAAACTCCGTAACAGATTCATTAAAGAAAATCCTTTCTGTAATCTGTGCGGAATGATTGCAACAGAAGTTGATCATATTGATGGAATTAAAGCAATTGAGAATGAATTAACAATTCTAGACGAAAATCGATTGCAATCATTATGTCATGAATGTCACGCAGCTAAAACAAGGGAAGCGTCAAGAAAATCACGAAATTCAATTAAAAAGCTGCGCCGGGGTAACTCTCCGTGAAATACAGGTTAGTTGATCGTTAAAGTGAACAGTGTTCACTGTTTGGGAAGGCGGTGTTATTTTGACCGAGGAAGAGCGTTTTAGTGAGATTCCTCCTGGAATCGCCAATAATGAGGTTCTCCGAGGTGTGTGGTCCGAACTTGTGGGTATGATGCCCAAGGAAGTCTTGGATAATCTCGATGAGATGGATGGCCTGTTTATTGAGGCTATGTGTCGACATTATGCTATTGCTCGAAAAGCGTCAAATGAGGTTATTTCAGCTGATAGTGTGCTGGTTACTGATAACCCTAACCATAGGATGCAGAAACATCCAGCTGAGGTTATTTTCCGGTCACAATCTCAGGCCTTTCTGGCTTATATGAAAGAAGCTGGGTGGACGCCTAAAGCAAGGAATTCGGGTAAGAATAAAGACACTGATAATCCATTCCTTATGTGAATATATCGCAATGAATAATGTAATTCCTAATGAAATTAAAGAGTATTTAATCAGTAGGAAGCTGGACATACCTGAAAGGGGACCACATCTCAAGTGCCCTGATCCTGGTGGTGTGGTCCACGGTATGCAAGTCCGATTTAACCCGAAGAGCGTAGATCATGCTCTTCGGGTTATTTCTGCATTAAGGCACACTAAAGGCAGGTGGGCAGGTAAGCCCCTTAAGCTAACTAATGTGCAGATAGCTTACATTGTGGCCCCGCTATTTGGCTGGCAGGTGTATGACGACTCACTAGGTAGATGGCTGAGGTTGTATAGGGATGCCTATATTGAGATGCCACGTAAAGGAGCTAAGTCAACGCTGGCCTCAGCACTAGCTATGGTCCTTGCTTTTGGTGACCATGAGGGCGGTGCTGAGGTTATTATCGGTGCGGCGTCTAGAGACCAAGCAGGGGCATGTTTCACACCACTAAAGCAACTTGTCGACAACTCTCCTCTACTTAAGCAAGCCGGCATCAGATCACTGCATAACTCGATCAAGCAGGACAGGACAAGCTCCATCATCAAGGTTGTCTCTAGTAAGGGTGACCTAGCCCATGGCGCTAACCTGCACGGGGCTATCTGTGATGAGTTGCACGTGCATAAGTCACTGTCCCTGCTAGAGGCTATGGAGACAGGTACCGGCGCTCGTGAGCAGCCTCTGACGATGGTGATCACCACAGCTGATGACGGCAGTGTGGGCACGCCTTATGACCAGCGTAGGGAGCTAGTAGACAACATATGTAAGGGGGTTGTAGAAGCCCCTCGGTCGTTTGCGGTGGTGTGGTCTGCTTCACCTGAGGATGACCCCTGGTCGGAAGAGACGTGGGCGAAGGCTAACCCACTGTACCCCGTGACACCTTCAAGAGCATTCATGCAGTCGGCTGCTGATAAAGCGCGTACTGATCCTGTGGCTAAGGCCTCATTCTTGAGGCTGCATCTAGGTATCAGAGGGCGTCTAGATGAGTCGTGGATCAGCAGGGACGACTGGATGAAGGGGGCTGTGGACAAGCTGGATATTGAGGGTAGGCAGTGCTACGGCGGGCTTGACCTTGCAGCTGTGTCTGACCTCACAGCGCTGGTGTGGTTGTTCCCAGCAGAGGACGGTACGTACCAGATACTGCCCCGCTTCTTCTTGCCTGAGGCTGCGCTGGCTGAGCTTGACAGGGCCACATACCGTAATGCGTCGGTGTGGGCTAGCCAAGGACTAATTAAGCTGACTCCTGGTAATGTCACTGACTATGACTTTGTTAAAGCCCAGATTGATGAAGACGCTAAGCATTACGATATTCAATGCATAGGCTTCGACCCGTGGAATGCTACGCAGGTGTCTAATGACCTTCAGGCTGACGGGTACAGACTTGAGAAAGTCCGTCAGGGCTTTGTGAGCATGTCAGGCCCCATGAAAGAAATTCAAAGGCTAGTTATGCAGGGTGGTGCTATTAAGCATGACGGTAATCCTCTTATGGCTTGGCAGATAGATAATATTCGCCCTGCTATGGACCCTGCGGGTAATATCAAACCTGCTAAGCAAAAGAAGCGGGATAAAATCGATGGTGTCGCTGCTTTGGTAACGGCAATGAATGTGTGGCAATTTCACAAAACAAAAGTCTCGGCTTACGGCGTGTCGGGGCTCGAATCTATTTGAAATATGTTATACTGTTTACAGGATTGAATTGGAGGTGTATTAGTGGGTTTCTGGTCTGGTATCTTTAACCGACTTCAGGGCATTACCACCTATGAGCCTCGGCAGTATAAGGTCGGGCCAACTGAATTGGTCGATCTTTCCGGTGTTTCAGCCGCTAAGCTATTCAAGACTCAACCACATCTGCGTACTGTGGTTACCTTCCTTGCCAGGAATATCGCCCACCTTGGCGTGCATTCCTACATTAAACAAAGCGATGGGGGCAGGCTGAGGGATATCTCGTCCCCTGTCGGCGGGTTTCTCTCTGGCGCCAAAGCTAATGAGTCGATGACTCTGTATCAGCTGATCTACGCTCTAGTTGTGGACAAGGCGTTGTACGACCGCGCCTACTGGTGGCCAGTAGTTAGCCAGAACGGTAACTGGGAAGTCTACCGCCTGCCTCCTAGCTGGGTTCAGACTAAGTCTGACAATTTCGGTAAGGTCACTCATGAGGTTAACTTCGAGAGTGACAAGAAGCTTACGTTGGACAGCTCACGTGTGGTCTACTTTGGTGGCTATCATCCGACTGATCCTGGCGGATGCAGCGCAACTATTGTCAGCCTGAAGGAAGTCCTGGCTGAGCAGATTCAGGCATCTAAGTATAGGCAGCAGTTGTGGGCTCGCGGTGGTAAGGTCTCCGCTGTGCTTCAGCGTCCTGTGGACGCGCCTCGGTGGACTGATGGTCAAAGGGAAGCGTTTAGGGAAGACTGGTACGAAAAGTACACCGGCTCAGGTAAGCGTGCTGGGGGCACGCCCATTCTTGAAGATGGGATGACTCTTAACCGTGTCGACTTCAGCGCTACTGATCAGCAGTACATTGAGGGCGTTAAGCTGGCTTACTCAACAGTAGCTAATGCGTTCCACGTTAACCCTACAATGGTTGGTATTCTTGACAATGCTAATTACAGCAATGTCAGGGAATTCCGTAAAATGCTTTATGGGGATACGCTAGGTCCGCTTATTGCGGAAATAGAGTCTACTCTTAATGCATTCCTTATTCCCATTATGGGTGGGGCTAAAGGCAGCTATATCGAATTCAATGTAGCTGAAAAACTTCAGGCTGATTTCGAGCAACAAGCACAATGGTTCCAGTCAGCTGTGGGCTCGGCGTACATGACTCGTAATGAGGCTCGAGCTCGGCTGAATCTTCCTGCTATTGATGGCGGGGATGATCTGATCACGCCACTGAACGTGAGTGTGGACCCCGGAGGCTATAGCCAGAACTCGGGTGAGGTTAGGGTCAAGAGTAGGGCGCTACGTGTGGACCGTAAGTCATGGGTCAAGAGATACACAACAGTGCTTGAAGCGCATGCTCGTAAGAGGTTGTATAAGGCTGGTCGGTTGAAGGTTAAAGCTTCAGCTGATGAGAGTCTTGCTGAGGACCTGCTTGACCTTGATCTAGGGCTGACCAGCGAGGTAGGCAACAAGCTGCTCGAGGGGCGTGACGAAGACTACGACAAAGGGTCTACTCGGTCGTACCTGAAGAAGCGTGCTAAGCGAATCTCTCAGGGTATCGTGGATAGCCTGGAGGACCTAGAGGACGAGCAGGCTGAGTGGGAAGAGGCTATGGTGGGTGACGATCCCCCTGACACTGTCGAGCCTGTAGAGCACTGGCTTAAGGAAGCTGCACTAGGTATGGCAGGGTCAATGGTTACGTGGGCTATGGGCTGGGCCACACAGGAGGCTGGCAGGCAGTCTGGGGCGGCCACCAAGACCTGGCATACGGGACCTAATGCTAGGGACTCACACGCTGCTATGGACGGCGAGCGTGTGGGCTTGGACGAAGAGTTCTCCAATGGCATGAAGTATCCCGGTGATGACGATGACCCTGCTGAGGTAGCTCACTGTAATTGCACAACCTCAATTGATTGGAGTTAGTTATAAAGACTAAGTCGTTTAAGGTTAAAGCAGAAGAGTCTGAAGAATCTGGGTCAGGGTATTTCGTAGGGTATGCCTCGGTATTCGGCAATGTTGACTCCTACGGTGAGGTCATGGAGAAAGGAGCTTTCTCCGATACCTTGAAAGAATGGGAAGGCCGTAAGATCCCAGTCTTCTACGGGCATGACCTCACTAACCCAGAGAATAACATCGGGTATGTGGAGTCTGCTGAGGAAGATGATACTGGCCTGCTTGTCCGGTGTGTGGTCGATACTGAGGGTCCAGGTAACGGGCCTATCGTTTATAAGCTTTTGAAGGAAGGCCGAATTGACCGCATGTCTTTCGGCTTCTACGTTAATGACGCAGACCACAAGGGCGGTGTGACTTATATTAAGAAAGTCTCGATGCTTGAGGTGTCTGTGGTCCCCGCCCCGGCTAACCCCGAGGCGGCTATTAATGAAGTTAAGTCATCTAAGAAAGAATCGGGTATGACTCCGGAAGACATTGAGAAACTGATTGTGGGGCCTATCATCAAGCATATTGATGAGGCTTTCGAAAAGTACGTTGGGGATGAGGAAGAGCAGAACAAGCCGGCTGAAGACAAGCCTGCTGATGATCAGGCTAAGTCCATCCTCGCTGAGATTAAGGGGCTGTTTGCGTGAGCGGGATTGAAGAGCTGCGAGTTAAGGCAGCTGAGATCAAGGGGCGACTGAAGGCCGTTGAAGAGTCAGGGATTGTAGGTAAAGATACCGAATCTCTGGTCGAAGAGTATAAGTCAACTATTGCTAAGATAAAGTCCTTCGAGTCGAATGAAGGCGCGGTTAATGAACTGAAAGGAAATTCTGTGGCAGCTGCTGGTGAGGCTAAGTCCCTGGGTGCGCACTTCGTTAAGCACTTCGGTCCTGAGCTTGCTCGGGTTAAGGGCCGTGACAACTTCTCGGTGAATGGCCCAGAGTTTAAGGGTTCTGAGGATTGGCACCTGACTTGGGACTCCCTGATCGGGTTTGACACTGATTACGACAAGGGTGCTTACTACGCTCAGCCTCCGCTGTACGTCGGTGACCTGTTTGCTCAGGGTAATACCGATAGTGCTGCTGTGGCCTGGCTTGAGGACAGTGCTGTTGAGGGCGATGCCGGCCCGACTTCCCAGGGTGCTAAGAAGAGCAACATTCACTTTGTTAACCCTAAGACGAACATTGAGGCACTGAAGAAGATCACCGGCATCCTGGCGTTCTCTGATGAGATGCTTGAGGATCACGCCTGGATGGCCTCACATGTTAACCAGCGTGGCGTGTACCGTATCGCTGTTGCGGAGGAGAACCAGATTCTGAATGGTTCTGGTCAGAATGGTCAGCTTCAGGGCGTTCTGACTAAGAATGGTGTACTCGCCCGTGAGGTCGAGAAGACCGCTACCACGGCTGAGTTCGGCGAGGGTATTCTGAACGGGGCTATGAGTGTTCTCCAGGAGAGCGGCTTCCCGGCTGACGCTATCGTGATCAACCCTGAGGATTACGCTGCTCAGCGTCTGGCTAAGGACAGCAACGGTCAGTACTTTGGTGGCGGTGCTTTCACGGGTGCTTACGGTAATGGCCAGGTGCAGGTTGTGCCGTCGCTGTGGGGCCTGAACACTGTGATCTCCCCTCGTATTGCTAAGGGCACTGCACTGGTTGGAGCGTTCAAGGCTGGAGGCATGCTGGTGCGTAAGGGTGGCGTCAGGATCGAGGCCACGAACTCGCATGCCGACCTGTTCGTCTCTGATGTGACTGTGGTCCGTATGGAGATCCGTGAGCTGCTGACCATTACGCAGCCTAAGGCTTTCTGCAAGGTTTCTCGCAAGGCCTGACAGTGGATCTTATTGGGGCTGATACTCTGGAAGCCCTAAGTAAGGGGGTCATCAAAAAAGATGACCCCCTTACCCCTATTCTTATTAGGCAGGCTTCCGGACTTATTAGGGAATTCTGCGAATGGCATATCTACCCCTTGGTTACTGAGACTAAGCGGGTAGATCATAAGGGCGGCAGGTTTATTAAGCTACCTACTCTGATGCTTCAGGATGAGCCGACGATTGAGTACCTCGGCCACGAGCGTGTGGTCCAGGAATGGTCTGAAGCAGGTATGTGCAGGCTATCTGATCCCCTACCTGCTGCTATGGGTGCTATACAGGCTACTATGACTCATGGCTATAGTGAGCTGCCAGCTACGGTTGAGGTTGTTATGGCGTCGATTATTGTAGCATCAGTGACAGCTCCGGTTGGTATTAACCAGGCAGCGGTGGGTTCAGTATCTAGTACATTTGAAGTTCCTGGTGGGGGTATTCGATTGAGCGCGTATGCTAAGCGCGCCTTGGACGGGTTTAGGTTGGTGTATCGTCCTTGAGCTTTCCTTTTCTGACTAATGGTTATATCTGGGTGGCTCGACTTCAAGATAGGTACGACGACCGAGGTAACCTGATTCAAGATCAGGTAGCTAAGGAGTTCACTATCCAGGGTTGCTCTATTCAGCAGCCCTCTGCTACTGAGCTAGCTGGGGATAGGCAGGGTGATGGTCAGTGGACGTACACGGTGTACGCCCCACTGACTGCATCCGTACAGGCTAAAGATCTTGTCATCCTGAGTTGGGACCACAAAGGTACGTCGGGAGAATGGTTTAACAAGACCACACCTGTGTACAGAGTGTCGGGTGTTCCCGGCGTGTGGTCTTATGATTACCTCGGCCTGAGCCACCAGGTGATTAAGCTTGTGGCTGTAGACTGATGCTTGAGCGACTTGAATTACATGACGAGGGATTCCAGGCTATGCTCAAGTCCGATGAGGTAGCTGGGGTGTTGAATACCATGGCTCAGAATATCTGTGATCAGGCTAATGATAACGCCGGACGTGATGACGCCTTTGAGTGGTCGGGTTATGTGGGTCAGACTCGAGCTAGGGCTACGGTGAGGCCGGCTAGCTTTTATGGGGCTAAGTCAGAGGCTGACGACAAGACGTTGACTAGTGCGTTTGGGAGTTATACTCATGGGTAATTTTGTAGCTGAATTCCCTGACGCTGAGGCTGCCTGCATTATGGGCTTGAGAGCTCATTTACAGGGAGTGCCTGTCAGGCAGCAGGCAGACAAGCTAGGAACTCGACAGTGTGTGGTTAAGTTGACTAGCTCGGGTACTCGCCTTGATCCTCGCAGAGTGAGGGTCCAGCTTACTGTCACATGCTGGGGTAAGAACAACACTGATAGTACCGAGGCTTTTAACCTGGCGGCTAAATGCCTTAACTGGGTCGAAGAGCGGCCTTATTATGGGCATATGGGTAAATACCCTTGCCATAAAGTAGATATTGTTTCTTACCCTTATTATGATCCTGATAGCAGCCAGTCTTCTGGCGGTTCAGGGATCGCTCGATATTCTTTTACGTTCCGTATGATTCTAGCAGGAGTTAACTAAATGGCTGTAAATAACCGTAACGTGCTGGCAGGCCGTCCGGATCAGGCAGTGACGGGGGCTATTCTGTCCACTACTACTCTGGTGACTACGCTTCCTTCTGATCTGTATAACCTTAATCTGAGTACGCTTAATATGACTGACTCGGGCTATGTTAGTGATGCTGGGCTGACTCTGTCGGTTAAGCGTTCAACTAACGATATCAAAGACTGGTCTCAGTCTGTGGTTAAGAAGATCCTGAGTGAGTTCTCGGGTTCGATTAAGTGGTCTCATCTTGAGGTGTCTGAGGGTTCTGCTAAGAACTTCTTCGGTGAGAACAACGTCACGGTTACCCCTAAGACCACTTCTCAGGGTACTCGCCTGCTGATGAAGCTGCGCGCTGATGAGCTGCCCCACAAGACGTGGTGTTTCCGCATGAAGGACGGCGACGCCAAGATCATCATCTGGGTGCCTGATGGTCAGATCACTGAGGCCGACGATATCACGTTCGCCGCTAGTGACGCTATCAAGCTGCCTGTGACTCTGACTTGCTACCCGGATGCTCAGGGTAACTCGCTGTACATCGCCACTGATGACGGGGTGACTGGCGCGTGAGTAAGGTTTTTCAGCTTGACGGCCCTAAGGCTACGGACAATTTCAAGTTCCGTATGCCGGGGTCTAAAGTTACTCACGAATTGCCGTCGCTTCAGAAGCTGCCTGTGGGTATCCGAAAGCGTATGGGTGATCTGGCCGGGGCTATTCAGGCTCAGCAGGAGCGTGGCAAGAAGCCCACGTCCAAGCAGACTTCTGAACTGCTTGACTTCCAGCTTGACCTGCTCGAGCATTATGTGCCGGGCATCACAGACAAGCTCGATGACGACATGTTTATGGCACTAATGGAGGCGTGGAAAGAGCACTCTGAAATTAGTATGGGGGAATAATAGGGCTAGTGGGTGTGTGGCATAATCACCCACTAGCCCTAGAGCGTGAGCTCATTGGGCTAGGTTTGAGGTCCCGTCAGGTAGGTACAGATGAGCTGACCTGGCGGGACCTCCAGGCTATAGTCAGCCATGCTGAGCCAGGAGGGCCGCTAGCTAAGGATCTCGGGTATGTGTGGACCACAGACGGCTATATGCTAGCTAATATCTATGATGTGCTGGCTGGCGCTAACTGGCAGAGGGCTGGAAAGTCTAGTGAGCCTCCACCTAAACCCATTAGACGGCCAAATGAAGTTAGGGATGACGAACGTGCATTTGGGTATGATCCCATCCCTCTAAGTGAGTTTGATGATTGGTGGGATAGCTAATGGCTTCTGTTGAGCTAGCTACAGGTTACTACCAACTAGTGCCTTCGATGAAAGGCAACAAGGAAGCTATTGTTGGAGAGATTACTGGTGCTGTAAACGAGGGTTCCGATAAAGCTGGCAAAGAAGGCGGCGCTAGGCTATCTACCAGGCTAGCTGAAGGGCTGAAGGGTAGCTCTCTGGCAGCCCTCGGTGCAGGTGTGGCCGCTGGTATTGGCGCCGCTCTCTACAAAGTTGGCGAGACTTTTGATGAGGTCACTGATACTATCCGCACGGGTACAGGCGCTACGGGTGAGGCTCTCGATGGTCTGGTCGAAGTTGCTAAGCGTGTGGGCTCTACTACACCTGCTGAATTCTCTAAGATAGCTCCTGTCGTCGCTGACCTTAATACCAGGCTTGGCCTAACTGGCGAGGACCTCGAGACTGTGGCTAAGCAGGTTCTTGAGGCTGGTCGGTTGCTGGGTCAGGATGTTGATATTAGCAAGACCACGGCCGCTTTCAGCGCGTTTGGCCTTGAGGCTAAGCAGATTCCTGGAGCTATGGATGATCTATTCAGGGTCAGTCAGGCTACTGGTTTAGGCTTCAATGATCTAGCCCAGAAAACCGCGCAAGCTGCACCTACAATGAAGGCTCTTGGGTTCGGGTTCCAAGACACAGCAGCAATGATCGGTGCCTTCGATAAGGCCGGTTTGAATTCAAGCCAGATCATGACCTCTATGACTAAAGGTCTCACTACCCTAGCTAAGTCTGGTGAGGAGCCTAAGGAAGCATTTAAGAGGGTTACTGGCGAGATCGGTAGCTATATCCAGTCAGGCAATGAAGCTGCCGCTCTTAAACTAGCTAGTAAGCTGTTTGGTACTAAGGGTGCTACTCAGTTCGTAGAAGCCTTGAAGCAGGGCAAGATCGGCGCTGAGGACATGATGAAGTCCATCGGAGCTACTGATGACACTATTCTCGGTGTGGCTGGTGAGACTTCTGACTTCGCTGAGAAGTGGCAGATAGTTCAGAACAATGCTCAGCTCGCTCTAGAACCTCTAGGGTCTGCTGTGTTCAGCACCCTTGCTGATGTTTTGTCAGCTATGGCGCCTACTCTCCAGGATATAGGTAACTGGCTGAAAGAGAACACGTGGGCGTTTGGAGCTCTGGGTGCGGCTATTGCTGGTATCTTGATCCCGGCGTTCGTTACCTGGGTAGCTGGTATTTGGGCATCTACGGCAGCTCTTCTAGCCAGCCCTATCACATGGATTGTGGTTGGTATAGCCGCTCTTGCTGCTGGGCTTGTCCTCCTGATTACCAACTGGCAGGCTGTCAGTGACTTCATTGGCGGTGTGTGGAACGCTACTGTAGAAGGCGCTGGGGCACTGTGGAATGACTTCGTCAGGGGCCTGACAGAGTTCGCCACAGGTATTGGTCAGTGGTTTATGGAAGGCCTAGCTGGGGCTGGGCAGCAGATTGCTGAGTTCTTCGCTGGCCTACCTCAGATGATTCTGGATGGTCTCGCTGCACTGGGCGAGGTTACTCTCATGATTGTCGGTTTCTCTATAGGTATCTTCGCGGGCCTGATTGTGGGCTTCGTACAGTTCCTGGGGTACATTCCGGGATGGCTCGCGTCTGTGGGTGAGTGGCTAATGTCTCTACCCGGCAAGGTACTGGAGTGGCTCGCTGGTCTGGGGCAGCTTGCTGGTAAAGCCTCCGAGTGGTTTGGTGGTTTCTTCCAGAGTATGGTCCGCAAGGGTGGCGAGATTATTGAGTGGGTTAAGCAACTGCCAGGCAAGATCATTGGTGGTATAGCATCACTGGCATCAAGTCTTCCACAGAAAGCTTCTGAGGCATGGAGTGGATTCTTGAGGAAAGCCCAGGAGCTTGGCGGCCAGGTTGCAGAATTCGCGCGATCACTGCCAGGTAAAATCACTGGGGCTCTTGGTGACCTAGGTAGCTTGCTGGTTAGGTCCGGTGGAGCTCTCGTGGATGGCTTCTTGCGAGGTATCCAGGGGGCGTGGAATTCACTTGTGGGCTGGGTTAAGCAGGGCATGGACTGGCTGCGTGGTCTGTGGCCTTTCTCTCCTGCTAAGTGGGGGCCGTTCTCTGGTAAGGGCTATGTCACTCATTCAGGTAAAGCTATCATTAGGGATTTCGCTGATAGCCTTAAGAATGAGCAGCCTTACTTGCTGGATTCCGCTAATAGTGTTATGGGAGACTTTAGGGATAACTTCAGCACCAATTTGAATGGCGTTCAACCTGCTTATGCAGGGGCTAATGCTGTAGGTAACACCAGCAGGGTCAATGTCAATGCTTATAGCAGCGACCCGTATGCTACCGCTGAGGAAGTCGCAAGGCAGCTTAGGAGATTGATGTGAAAGAAGTCACGTGGAATGGCCACGTGATTAACGGCGGGGACTGGGTTGTGAGTGAGTGCAAGCTCTTCGGCTCAGCCCCTGCTGTTGCACAGAGTGGTCAGCGTGTGGGATACGGTGGTATATGGCGTACTAAGGCCTACCGTGGCGCTAAGTCTGGTGCTATTAAAGGGTATTACGTGGGGCAGTCTCTGGAGGATGCTGAGGAAGCCATGGAGACCCTACTGAGTATTGCGGATATTAACACATCACCTCTGACTGTTAACACACCTCGTGGTCCGAAGACCATGTATGTGGCCCGGGATAGCGCACTCGATATAACGTTCCTAGCTAACGGGTCAGCATTCGAGTGGGGCGCTACTCTGATAGCTCCTGACCCTGTGTGGTGGCGTGGAGGTCAGACTCCTGATGGCAAGATCGATGATCAGTACACAGCTAAACATAGGCTGCGTCTACCCCACCTTACGGGGGGGCTTAAGTTCCCTATCAATTACCCTATCTCGTTTGTGGAGTCGGGTAACTACGGGTCAGTTACGGTAAGCTCTGGGTACCACAACCGGGTTAGTCTTAAGCTTTACGGGTATGTCCAGATACCGGCTGTGATATTTTCTGGCCCTGGTGGAACTGGACGCTTGCGGTGGGACTTTACCTTACAGCAAGACGAGTGGTTAGATGTTGATTTAACTAACCGCACATCGCTTAGGCAGGGGCAGTCTGCTGCTGCTCCTACTATTAGGGAATGGCCTGAGCTTGGTCGGGGTGAGTTGACTATAGGGTTCAGGTCGGATGTGTACTCCCCCACAGCTTATCTTGATGTAATTGTGAGACAGGTGACTATATAATGGCTCTCGATGGAGTGCTACCTATTGGTGGCAATATATCTATTAACGCCGCTGAATTTAGGCGTCTTGATGTGGGATCTACTATGGTCCACGACACTCACCCTCTGGCGTGCAGGCCGGGTGTTACCTCTGGTATGACACCTAGCCTGAATGGCAGCCAGATCAGGGTCAGTTCTGGCACGGCTATCGTGACGCCTGTGGCCTCGAATAATGGTAGTTACAGAGTGTCTAACGTTGACGATGTTAGCTTGCCTCTATATGCTAAGGACACGTCTTACCCTCGCACTGATATTCTGGTGCTGAAAGTTTATGACGGTACTGTGGACGGTTCCAATCAGTACAAGGCTGCGTTTGAGATTATTAAAGGCGTGGCGTCGGCTAGCTTCCCGACTCCTGCTACGCCAGCAGGCGCTCTGCTGATTGCACGTGTGATCGTGTCGACTACTGGTAGCCCTACTATCTACGATGCTAGGCAGTATACGTGCGCGGTTGGTGGCACTATCCCGTGCTATTCAGATAGCCGTCCCACAACGTGGTTCCTCCAGAAGGGCCAGCGCATTTATGAGCTTGACACCAGCAAAGTCATGCTGTGGACTGGCAGTTCGTGGCGTGAGGATACGGTGATTCCTCAGGTGACTCTTCCCCGTATCCCGGCTATTGCGTCGGGTACAGTGACGGCTAGCTCGAATGGTCCGGCAGTGTTCACTATTCAGTTCCCGCCTGGGCGTTTCTCTAGTGCCCCCCGTGTTGTGGCCTCGGTTAGATCAGCTTCTGGTGACTTCACGTGGGACACCCCCAAGCCGTATAATGTTACTTCGACACAATTTCAGATGTTCGTCAAGAATGGTCGTGGTTGTGAATTCGACTGGATAGCGATCGAGAACGGATAATGATCAAATGGCAGTCGTTTGCAGCTCTTGATGGTAGGCCTCTGACTGAGCTACCTGGTCTAGCTGTCAAATCTAGCCTGTCGTCCATCATTGGGCGGGGAGACTCTGTGACTGTGAGTCTCCCCGTCTGTGATAGGTGGCCTGCTAACTGGAGTGATGGTACTCAGCCTATGCGAGCTGTCCTGGCAGCTATAGAAGACAACATTGTACTGTGGGCTGGTTGGGTAGAGAAGCGGGCATACGGGTCAGATGAGGCTATGGAGCTCACACTTCAGCCTGCCGAGGAGTGGCTGAAGAGGAATTATATCCCTGATCTATCTTTCAGGGATCAGCGCTACACCACCATTGCTCGAGGGATAGGGTTAGACCGTCTGGTAGCTCAGTTTAACGGACGTCTAGATGAGGACCCTACCCTCGATTGGGGGAATAGGACGTACCGTGCTGACCAGGATATGACATGCCTGGCAGGTCTCCAGAATTTGATGAAGACTAAGCATGGTGCAGAGTTTGCTACTAGCTGGGAACTACAAGCTAACGGCCACCTCGGTATCGTGGTCCACACCGCATACAGGCTTGGCGGTGTAGGCAAGGACACTGCTGGGGCTGCTGTACTGTCTCAAGGCTCTTGGCAGCAGGTTGAGGACTGCTCTGACGGTAAAGGTGCGACTGTCTGGCGTGCGGTATCTAACAGGTCTGGGGATGAGCGCAAGGAGGTAGTTACCTCTAACGGGCAGGTCCTGCAATACGGGTGGCTTGAGCTCGAGAGACGGTGGTCACCTGACACGGGGTCAGTGGATGAGGCTGTTTTGAACCAGTACCTGTACGCAGCTAAGGAGAGTCAGAAGTACGGGTTGACGTCTATCAGTGTGGAGACTACATTGGACCATTTTATGCCAGGCCGGGACTTCGTTCTTGGCGACTATGTCGATGTGGATATGACTAATCTGAGTAACCCCGAGCTTCAATTCAAGGGCAAGGCCCGTGTTATTGGCTGGGTATGTGACCCTGACCCTGTTTCTGGGGAGATTACTAAGATTAAGCCAATGCTTTCATTGGAGGATTGATGAGTTTCGACCCAACAACGGTCGATAGGCCGTCTAATGATCAGGGTATTCGTGAGGTAGTTAACCGCCTAGAGGCTTTGGAGAACCGCATAAACGAACTCACCGCCACTATTGGTGGGGAAGGTGCGGTGTATAACCGCTCTCTTTTCCACGTTAAGGGGCATGCTAAGTTCGACGGGACCTTAGAGATCGCTGAAGGCCTGATTGGTGACAGGGCACTGAAGTCTCAGATCAGTGTTGATGCTGGTAATTCACGTAATCTTGACTGGTCTCCGGTGACTAGCTGGACCACAGGTGTGTCTACGTTTGTTGTGGCCCCGCCGTGGGCTACGAAAGCCCTGGTTATAGCGGGTGGATCGATCATGCCTAACTACGATGCTAACGCTGGCACACCTGCGTGCTGGGGTCGCGTCGAGTGTAGAGGTCAGTATAGCCCTGATTTTTTGTCTTTCCTAGGCTCATCGGCTATCCCATCCAATATATCATGGCCATTCTTCACTGTTCCTGATCCACGCGAAGGGGGGATTGAGGTTAATTGCCAGGCTAAGCTTTACAGCGGTAGTTCTAATAGAGGAGGACGCTGTTTCGTATCTGCTGTTGTACTGTGGTTGAGGTGATATGTTGAGCCCTGAGACTATGGGTAGTCTGGTTGGGGCTATCCTAGCGGGTATTTTAGCGGTCGGTTATAGCGGTGTTAAAGTGTATAAGGCTATGTCGGTGTCGCTTAAGAGGATAAAGGATCTAACTGCTGACCTGAAAGCTGATACTGAGGCGTTGGTTTACGACAAAACTGATGCTGAAGGTAACACAGTCCAGGATAAGTTGAATATTCTACTTAAGCAATCTGACAAGACTAACACTGACCTCGAGATTCTTTCGTCGACTACGGCGGAAATTAAGGGGGTACTGAACCGGCATGATAAAGAGATTGGCCGGTTTAATGACAACATCACCCAGATTAATGATCGCGTGTCTAACACCGAGCGTATGTTGACTTCTAGACTAGAAGAACACGGCCGGCGTCTACTGGCTGTGGAGACAAGGAAGGAGGGTTAGTGGGGTACGTATCTGTGGGCCCTAAATACAATGGGCAGGAAGCTTATGCAGCTGAGATTCCAGCTAAGTGGTACCGCCTGTTTAAGCGGGTCATGGCCAGGGATAACCCGGACATTAGCGTTATCCTAGTACAGGCTCTAGGAGGTGCAAAGGCTAGTGCCGGAACTCACTCTGACGGGTGGGCGTTTGACTTCCAGGACTGGCACCTGAGTAGCTCTCAGATCGAGCGACTAGTAGCTTGTGCCAGGCGCTATGGAGGCGTGGCCTGGGCAAGGTACAGGAGTCAGGGGTTCGAGCCTCATATCCACGTAGCGTGTGACTCTGGTGGATCAAGCGACACTGCCTGCCAGTACCAGGTTGTTGCGGCTCACGCAGGCTACAACGGGCTTGGCTACCGTGGCCGTAAGGCCTCAGACAACCACCCAGCTTCTGCCAGGTGGGTGACTTGTGCGCAAGGTATTGGCCTGATGGAGGCCACACTGGCAGGATTCCAATCAAGTACGGAAGGACCAGAGTTGAACAAAGCTGATTTGATTCAGGCTGTACGCGAGGGCGTCGGGGGCCTGAACTGGGGCGACGAGAAGTTCGGAGCTTACCTCGGCCGCATGCAGGCTGCCTGCCAGACTGCTGCGTACTACGCTCACCAGGCTGCTACCCAGACTGCCTCGATCACCCGGCCGGGTGACCCGTCGGCTGATTCTAATGGTCAGGTTGTGATCCGGCAGGAGATCGCTGACGCTAAGACACGCATCACCGCGGTGCAGGCTCAGATGGAGGAGTTGCGTAACTCTATCTCGGTGCTGGCTGATCTGGTGCGCGGTCTGGCTCCTCGGGATCCGGGTGTCACTGCCTGATAGCCTGAAAGGAGGTGTGGTCCCCTGGTAGATGCTACTAGGGGACTACCCCCAATGAAAGACTACTTGAAAAAGAAACCACTGTATGATTATAGGTCATATGGTGGGTGGAGCATACAGCGTCCTGAGCACGGTACTCTAGGTCGATTCGACCCTGCCATGACTAAGCTCCTGCCGGACGGCCGCACGTTCGAACTGAAGATGCAGTTCGATCGTCCAGCATACCTCATGTATATCGAGGCAGGGGTCCCACACGAGAAAGCTCTCCACAATGCGTTGAGGTGTGGTTCATGGGCTAGCTTGTACAACGTTCAGGGTGAGGGCTACTGGTCCATGTGGGTCAAGAACCCACCGTCGTGGACGACTGAGATGGTAGCTATGCTGTGGCCTGAGGAAGACTCTAGGTGGCCTGAGGGCGAGATTAACTTCATGGAGACACAGTCTGACAAGACCAAGACTCAGTTGAATCTCCACTGGCCTTCACCTAAGGACCGCTCTCCTCAGCACTGGCCTCAGGTGATCGACCTAGATACACGCCAGTGGCACAAGTACGGGGTGCGTATCTACCCTGACTGTGTCCGGTGGTTTGTGGACGATAAAATGGTGAGGCACCTAGACACTGAGTTCTCACCCTACAACACCCGCCTGCACTTCGCTGTGCAGTGCGGTGTGAATCAAAATTTCGGGGTGATGTGGCATAGAGACATCGCCTGGGAAGAGACTATGTACATCATCCCTGAGAGAGCCCCGGGGATACTGTAGTTAGGAGAAGTATGGATATTACTACGCTCGCCACTGTACCGGCTATGCTCGCGATCGTCGAGCTGCTGAAGCGCCTCGGCCTTCCGGCCAAAGCTGCTATGCCGGTTACTGTGGCCTTGTCCGTTGCTCTGGGCCTGGCTCAGACTTTCCTAGGAGGTGACCCTGTCTACCAGGCTGCCGCTAAGTACCTGCTGATGGGTCTCGGTGCGTGTGGTCTCTATGATGCAGCTAAGATTGCATCCCCTACCGTGGAGCAGAAGAACACGTTGGACACTACTGTCCCTCGTCGTGCAGAGGCTCCTGAGGTGACGGCCTAACATAAAATAACCCCCTACCTAAACAGGTAGGGGGTTATTTGTTTTCTAGGGTCATAGGCTACCAACGCTCATCAGGATCAATCCTTACTAGTGATGTCTCGAAGCTCGGTCAGAACTTATTCAAGTGTTACTTTCAGATCGAGTATAGCGTACACGGTGGCTGCCTGCAAGGACGCCTGCTCTACTAGCCGAGCATCCTGTCCAGGCTTACGCGCTACCCTCTGGGCATCCAGGAGTGCATTATGTGCAAGTCTTGTGAACGTGCTTACTTCTTGCCTCCTAGGTGTTTCTTGATGATGCGCTTGATGACCTTCTCAGGTGGCCAGCAGTACAGACCTGAGACCTGAGCGATCTCTTGGCCACACGCCAGGCGTTGCTCTTGCGTGGTGTGGGGGTAGTAGTAGCGCAGCTGTGCAGCCATTGCTTCCGGGTCGATTACCATAGTGTGTCTCCAATCGAGTCGATCTCGTCCATGAGGTTGTCTAGCTCACAGTAGTAGCAGTATGCGGCCAGGTAGTCAGGTAGGTCCACACCGTCCCAAGTCACCCTACCTTCAGCAGCGTGGTCAATGTCAATCTTGAGGTTGACGAGTATGCCCTCCTGTAGGTCCTCACCGTACACGTTGAGTACGTGATCATGAAGCTCAGCAAGGTCGATGCCGTGCTCGGCTACGTACTCGGGGTCTCGCTTGAATCCTAGCATAGCGTGGCCTCCATGTCGTCTAGCAGGTATACCAGAGGTGACCTTTCAACTCCTGATATAGCCCTTAGTCTTGTGATTGTTTCTTTCAGGTCAAGGCCCTCAGGTATTGCCCTGAACGCCTCTGACTCTAGCACAGTGGCGTAGTGATTGTCTAGTACCCACTCAGCCCTAAGCATGAGTGCTGGTACGGGGTCAGTGAGAAGATCTATAACAAGACTGTCGTCTATGCTCTCTCCCGTGTGGTCGTAGAGATCTTCACAGTAGGGCAGGTACCTGCCTGCGGCCTTCTGGCAGTACTGCACTGCCCAGTAGCGGGGGCATACCCACAACTCCCACTCCTGCATGAAGTCGTCTATCAGCTCATCATAGCCCCACTCTTCCAGCTTGCCTAGTACCTTGATGTGACCTGGCGTGGCCGCTACATCATACAACTCATTAATAGTATACATTGTTCACCGCTCCACTACGAGGAAGGTTGCTTCGACTGGAGTGTGCTGTGAGGCATCCCAGTAGATGTCTCCCAGCTCACTGGTGTAGAGGTAGCCGCACTCGAGGAGTGCCTCGATGCTAGCTCCGTAGAAGTCTTCAACGGTTTCGACTCGGATGGTTCCCTGTGTTTCGATCATGGTATTACCTTAGCACACTCTATAGCGATTGCACAACCTCAGGCTGCCACTCTCCCGGAGTGTCTATCCCGGTGACGACGAGGTCCTGCGACCCCGACTTAGTTTCTACTTGAATGCTCAACGACTCTGCCTGTCGAGATATGTACAGACTGTTGTCTGACCAGGCGTGCAGGGCCACTGACCCCGCCATCACGGCACCCCCAGTGGACGGCATGTCTTTGCTGGCCTTACGCTTGTGGTGCACTATAAGCTGTGCGCACCCTGTAGCCTGTGCTACAGCCTTGATGGGCTGAAGTATCTGCCCGTACATAGCCTGGGAGTCATTGATCGACTCCGTGGTCAACATGGACAGAGTGTCATAGCACACCAGGCCTATGCCTATAGACTCTACAGTCTCGCCTATCTCCTCGGCTAGATCTGGTGACAGCCCCTGTGTGGGCCTGCCTGCGATATAGAGGGGGATATCTCCGTCAGGAGGGTGTAGCTCCAGCACGCCTGACTTATAGGTGAGGAATCCTCTGGGGTCATGGTGAGGGAAGCGACACTGGAGTATAGTCTGTACTCTAGACCACACGCGTGAGAGACTGTCCTCTGCCTCGATGATGAGGCAGGGTGCCTGGTGTGATCTAGCATAACCTAGCACGGGCTGGCCCAGAGACAGACTAATGGCCATATCGAGCATGATCCACGACTTGTAGTGCTTAGGCGGTGCAGCAATGAAGCCACAGCCACCCTCCTCTACTAGGCCATCGATACGCCACCGTGGAGGGGGCATGTTGACTAGCTCAGACAGCTGCCTGATCTGGAGCAAAGGCTCTCTAGGTGAATCTTCAACTATCTCTGTAGCCAACCCAGAGTCTTCAGCCTTAGACCGTGTGTGGTCTACCTTTGCAGCTACCCGCTGGACCTCAGCTTTGAGCTTAGCCAAGTCCCCCCACTTGTTGAGTGGCGTGTGGCGAAGCAGACCAGGAATGAATTCAGACTCAACCCCGCACTCCAACATGCTAACTATAGCAGCAAACAGCTGGCTCGACCTGTCACCAAGGGCTTTACTAGCACGAAGCTGCCCAGCTATGGACGATGAGCTACCGTCCAGTGTCCTATACACAGCTGAGGCTAGCTCACCAGGAGTCTGTGTAGTCCCGTATGTGGGCCTACTTACCTGGCAGCCTCGCTTGTGTGAGGGCGTGCCAGGTACACGCAGTAGCTGAGTAGCGTCCCATCCTCCAGGGTCGCACCCAAGCACATGGCTGACAGCCCTAGACAGGCTGTCCTGATCAGGTTGAGGTACAGTCTCAGTCAGTCGCCAGATAGCTTGTGTGTGGCCAGGACTGCTAGTCCACACGGCTAGCGGGTTAGTACCCTCCGTGTGGCCGCCGTCTACGTCAGACCAGATCAGCGGGCCTGCTTTGAGATACTCCGCTTTCCTTTCCGGCTTACTGAAAAGGCCGGGAGTGAAATACGCATCCTGCCCAGCTTCAACGAGAGACCTAATGTAGTGTTTTGCTTCGTCAAGTTGGTCCACAACCCTAAAGGCTTGGCCCGGGTTGAAAGCCTGGCCCGGCCACGTGATGCCACAGATGAAAAAATACCCATCACAACCCTTCCAAAGAGTCTCGAAGAATCCCATCCTCAACCCTAGTTATCTCTTCATGGTAGGTATCGGGGGTTACGCACGCCCAATACCCTCCTGCTGACATTATATCAGCTCCAACTTGAATTTGCCACTGGCTCAAAGATGAGCCTGTTTTAAGCTCCAGACCTACGAACCTACCTCTAAAGCAAGCTATGAGGTCTGGGATGCCTTTCTTAGTGTACTGGCTAGCGTGGTATTTGACAACCCACCAACCACGTGACTCTATGTACTTCTGAACTTGTCTTGAGAAATTGCTCTCTAGCATGCCCAGAGCAGGGCTCATGTCCCTGCTCCAGACTATGTCAGAGAATGTCGTCGAACTCTCCGAACTCGTCCTCAACGTCCTGCTGGACTTCCTCAACTTTATGCTCAACCTCAGAGAACTGGGCCACACGTGCTACGTGGCTGCGCAGCTTGCCCTGGTAGCTGTCGTCCTCGAGCTCTACGTTGATTCGAGCGCCAACGTATTTGCCGGGGTCGATCTGAACAACCTTGTTTGGGACCTTAGTCCCGGCAGCTTCAATCAATTCGCGCAGCTTCCACAGCTGATTGGGAACAATCTTGCAGTAGTAGGGGTAGCGTCCAGGGCCTACCTTGATAGCGAACACCAGCATGTCGGTGTTATCAGACTTGGTCTTGGTCAGCTCAACACTGGCAATCTCAGCGTTGTACACGCCAGGCGCCTGATGAGTCGTGACGAAGGCCGGTGCTTTGGTATCGGAGAAGTCAATAGAGAGCTTAGCCATTGTTGGTTTCCCTTTCCTTTAGAATTGATCGGATGTAGTCGATTGTAGCGGACGTTGTGGTGAAGAAGCAAACCGTGATGGTGAACATATCGCGGTTCACGTGGTCATTGTAGCGCACCTCGTACTGACCTACCTGGTGAGCCACAGTGATCGGGTTGGGGACGTCGATCACTGCGAGGTCCTTGTGCTCAAAACGCCAGGGCAGGTCATCCATCTGATCGCACAAGCGCACGAGTGCGTTGCTACAGACCTTTGAAAAATCAATCATGTGTTAGGTACCTTTCCAGTCTCTCCCAAGCGGGAGACCCCAGCCAGGGCTTTCGGGCTGCTATATCAGCCCTGCACCCTGCCACGATACCCTGTGTGGGCTTGAGCCACATACGGTATCCCGTGTTGGAGTCTCTCTTAACTGACTCCGTGTAGCCTATCACATCAGCGTACATGAGCGCAAACTGTCGTGCTTGACCGGGAAGGGCCAGCGTGACCTCCTTGGTCTGGGCCACATCAGCGTCCTCAGGGTCCGCTTCGTCCACATAGGTGACCTTAGCCTGGCCTGTCAGGACCACAGGGATGTCAATCCCCCTCAGTGTAAGGATCAAAGATTTGATCAGCTCATTAGCCTGGCCGTATTGGGGAAGACTGACAGGTTTGGCTACGGTCAGAAGGTCTCCGCGCTTACGCCCTGACACGAAATTCAGTGCCAGCTCATGGGCCACAGTGATGCTGTCCAGGGCTACGGCCTGAGGAGGCTTAGCTACAATACCCTGAACCTCTTTAGCCAGAGCTTCCCACGTGTCTACCTGTGTGGTCTCGGCCTGTACTGCTCGGGTGCCACCTTCGAGGTCGATAATCTTGACCCCTGGCACTGTAGCTGCGAACGTAGTTTTACCAGTCTTAGGCTGTCCATATACTAGTGTGATCATTTGTACCTTTCCATAGGGTCGCGCTTGTCATAGAATTGTAAGAATTGCTCATCTGTACCGAACTCGACCCTAGCCGCTGCGAGCTTGCCCATACGGCATATATATGAATTACCACACACGTTAGGGTTACGGTCCTCTGGGGGCTTAGACCAGTCGTACTCACCGACCTGCCTAGCCCACCTCAGTATACTCTTTATCTGCCGAGAGTGCACCTGTTTGTTGAATGGCACCAGTACACGAGTGAAAGCTGGACAGTGTTGATGCTTCAACAACTCAGCCTCCTTGATCATGATCTCGCAGTCACTGCTGGAGATCCTCGTCCTGTTCTCATGCATCCAGTCTACCATAGATCGGTAGCACGTGCTACCTGAGCTACCCTTAGTGAGCTTGAGTTTACCCGTACGGGTTAAGCTAGGCCACACAACCTTCTGTGGCTGGATGTAGTCCCAGATCATACCCCCAAGTGGCAGGTCCCACCCCAGCTTATCTTTGTTGCCCTCAAGCAGCCATAGGTATGCGTGAGACTGGATGTCAAGCTGACGGTACTCTGCGGTAGGGAGAGTCTGGTGTGTCTTGTGGTCTAGTACCCACAAGCGTCCTCCAAGTTCAACCACCTTATCGATCTTGCCTCTGTACGTGTGGTTACACCCTGGGATACCTCTTGACAGGTCTAGCTCGCACGCCAGAACGTTGAGGGGTTCGTCCCGATACCTGTACTCGTAGGCACGGTACACGCGGTCGAGGTCATCGTAGATCTCGTGCTCCTCCTCCATAAGGTCCTCTGGGCGCTCTGGCGGAGTGCCTGTCTCGAGCCATGAGTGGAGGTAAGTCCCTCTGTCTAGGGCCGTGCCTGGGTGGGGCTTAGATGTGATCCCCTGGAGGTCATAGTAGGCCTCCAGAGGGCAGTTCAGCCAGGACTTAATCAGGCTTGTGGTTATCTGCATGTCTCCTACTATACATCAATCTCAGGCCCCCAACAAGTCCCTATCTCAACATCAGCTACCAGAGGGCAGTCGAAGTGAGGCAGGGGCTCCTCCATAGTGCTCTTAATCATGCTCGCTGTGGTCTCGGCTAGGCCATCGGGCACCAGCACAAGCACGGCGTCATGAATCAGACCTAGTATATGGCTGTCACCCTCTAGGCTAGACCACACACGTGTGGCGGCTCTCAACATGATATCGCTACCTGTGCCCTGGACCTGACTGTTGACAGCTTGGCGTTCAGCCGCAGCTACCTCATACTCGTCATCACTGTATAGCCCTGGTAGGTGGCGCCTACGGCCAAACATCGTCGACGAGTACCCCAGACGATGAGCCTTAGCTTTAGCTCTACGGTGCCACGGACGTAGTCCAGACCAGTGCTGGAAGAAGGACTCCCTGAAGGACTCAGCCTCCTCGGGCATGATGTCAGTACCGTAGCTAACCTTAGCGAACTGGACGAACGACTTAGCGCTCATGCCATACAGGAAGCCAAAGTTAACAATCTTAGCTTTCCTTCGGTCGAAACTGTTGTCAGGGTCCAGCCCAATAGCACGTGTGGTCTGTGAGTGTATATCTCCACCCTGCCTGTACAGCTCCAGCATGTTTTTGTCGCGCGAGACCACAGCTGCAACGCGCAGCTCCAGCTGGCTGTAGTCAGCCTCAATGATTTTGTACCCCTCGGGGGCAGCTACTAGGCCCCTTATGTAGGGGTCCTTCGGAACTTGCTGTAGGTTAACTCCAAAACCGTCACAAACTTTGCCTGAAGACAAGCGCCCTGTCACTGTGCCATGGAGCTTAAATGAGGTATATAACCGTCCCCTATCGTCTATTTGTTCCTTATAAGGGGTAATAAACCCATCTATATTTTTCTTTAGTCGTGACCTTTCAAGTAGGGTTTTAGCTATAGGGTGATCCATATAGGCAAGTGCCTTTTTAGAAAGGCTAGGAGCACCGTTAGGGAATGCTTTAGTAGGCTTTCCTACCTCCTTTTTGGGAATACCTAGATAATCGTACAGGAACCACCGCTGAAAGTTAGTAGTACCCCATTTTATCTGCATACCTTCAGGTATTTCCGAGGGTATTTCTGATTGCAATTCAGTGTCTATCTTAGCCAATTCTGAGGTGTATTTACGCTCAGCTATATCGAGCTTATCCCGGCTAATCGGAATACCGTAGTCCTCAGTCTCAGCTAGCATATTAATAGCCGGGACCACAATCTTGCGTAGCAGCTTCTTTTGGTTAGCTGTGAGCTTACCTTTGTTAATCCGATAAAGCTCACGTGTGGCCAGGAGGTCCTTCTTCAGATAGGCCGCCATAGCTTCCGGATCAGAGTCATCCCACACACCGTCATAAGACCAATCACCACCCATAAAGTCAGCCATCAAAGACTTAAGTCCAAGTGACCGGTTCTCGTCCGCCATATGGGCACCCAGCATAGTGTCTCCAGCTGCCTCAACATGAGCACCGAACCGCTTAGCATACACTATGTCGAATTTGATGTTGTGGCCCACAACTGGGGGTAGTTTTCCACACAGCTTGGCAAGCCTAGCACGCCACGTTTCGGGATGTTTGGAGGCCATGTGGAAAACACGTGGCTCATCTTCAGGCTTATCCCCAAGTATACCAACCATAAGCACGGAGGCGTCCTTAGCACGGGGGTTAAGGCCTGTGGTTTCGATGTCTAGAAATAACATTTTGTCAGCTCTTTAGCCAGCTTGTGCGCGGTACGCACGTCTGTGGTTGACTTGTACTCTATCTTATCCTCACCGATAACGAAAGTCGAGGCAGTGCGGAACTTGTTCAACTTCCAGCTAGCTGTCCGTGCACACTCAGTAACCCACGAGAGATACCCAATGCTCAGGACGAGGAATTCAGCCCACGAATAGCCCGTCTCTGCACCTGCCCAGAGCTGTTTACCCCAGTCCGAGAAAAGATCATCGAGATTGAATGCAATAACTGCGAGATTGAACCCCTTAGCTTGAGGCACATTAGGCTTAGCTGCCTCACGGATATCCGAATTGATACCCGCATAGTCGGTAATATCCCCATTCACCCATGAGCGGGTCATGACCCCGTGCGAGTTGTGTGGATCCACAACCAGCTCGCTGGGTGCGTATCCCAGACCTCGAGCGAATAGCTCAGGGGTCACTCCCGGCGTGGCTGCGATGACGAGTCGGTCAGACGGATTCACTAGCATAGGTCTCTCCTAATAGGAAGTCGCGGGTATTCATCATTATCTCTTTACGGAACTCTGTGGCCTCAGCTAGGCTAGACCACAGGGAGTCCTCCACAGTATCCTGAGTCACCAGTACGATGACCTTCGGATCAGCTGCTAGAGCTACTCTATCAGACATCTGGCGGTAGGTCAAAGCTGAGGTAGGCACCCCGTACCAAACCAACACTTCGGCCTCGCGCATATCCACAGCAGTAGCTGCCACCTGCGGGTTGACCACTAGAGTGCTACCCTCAGAAGACTTCCAGGCGTCCAGAACAGCTGTCTTGTCCTTGACTTTACCGTCCAACCTGTACGTGTGGTCTAGGTGACCCTCCAGCACTGTGAGTGAGTCGAGTAGCTCACTAGCTACCACTATACGGCCACTGTAGCTGTCACGTATTCGCAGCAAAGCCTCGAGCTTATGGGTGCTGTACATGAGCTTTCCCTCACCTGTGGATAGCCCCTCAGCTAGCCTGCGGCACTTGGCAAACAGGGCCAGCACGGAGTCAGCTCCAGTCTCGCCTTGCTGCTCCAGGATATTGAGCTCATCCCGCACCATAGCCTGATAGGTGGCGTAGCGGGACTCGTCCATATATACGGGCACAACCTCCTCCTGCACGGCCTTAGTGCCCAGGGCGTCCTCACGAGATATACTTATGGAGTGGGCCTTAATAAGTGCCTGGTATTCCTCGGTATTCTTGGGTCCTATATAGCGGGGGAAGCCTCCTAAATTAGACCACTCACCGAAATACTCCCTAAAGGACTTAGCTGAGGGGAAGTCAGCCCTGACACTGGGGTCAGAGAATACCAACTGAGGGTAAATCTCACCCACCATATTACGCTTACCCACAGGGGTGGCTGTCAGGCATACCCTGTACCTGGCTGATTTAGCCATACCTACAATACGCCTAGACCTCTTGCTAGCAGGCGTCTTAATAAGGTGTGACTCATCCAGGACAATAGCTGATGCGTGGTACTCAGCCCCTTTAAACAGACCTTTAGGGTAGCCCCGTGAGAATTTGTCGTAGTTGATCAGCACAATCTTAGGCAGGGCTGTAGCCTCATAAGCACCGTCGTAGACAATATCCGCCTCAGGGCCCCAGTAGTGCTGCTGAAGCTCCCTGACCCACACGTCTATGGCGATCTTAGGGCAGACCACAACAATGTACCTAACATCACGGTTGTGCATCAGCCACGACAACCAGTCGATGGTCGTTTTGGTCTTGCCCGTACGGGTGTCCATGAGCAGCATTCCGTGCTCTTTTTTAGCCAGCCACTTAACCGCGGCCAGCTGATAGTCTCGAGGATTAGTAGCTGGCTCAAACATTAGTTAATCAACCCTTCAATAAACTTACGGTACTGGAGTGTGGTCCCCGTACCCATCCTATTGACCTCCGTACGATCACGCAAGGCTACCACCGTGGGAACAGACCACACACCTAGCATATACCCTAGATCAGGCTTAATCTCAATATCGATGTACTCCCACTCGATACCTTGGAACTTATGAATGGCCCTTTCGAAATTCGCCTTGGCCTGCGGGCACTGCGCACACCATGGTGCTCCAACAAATAACAACTTCAACATTAAACTACCACCACTTTCGCTGAGTAGATAGGCGCCTTATAGTTGGCCGCCTTGAAACCTTTACCTTTAAATTCTAGCACGCCTTGTTTAGCCGGTATGAACTCAATCTCCTTCTCAACCCTAGCGGGCATCAGCATCCTATGCCAAACATCGAGATTCTGGCAATACACATGCGCATTAGCAGTAGTAAACCTCAACTGACCCGGCACAACCCCATGACCGTGCTGCTTCAGGGTGTTAGTCATGAGGTGAATGAGAATCCACCCCTCAAGTGTGTCGTAGGGTAAACCACACACGACGTCTGTGGACCGGGCAAAGACGTCCAAGTTGACCCTACCGCCTATCACATTGACAGCCCACACCACCGGGCATGGCGGGATGCGCATAGAAGCTACCTCATAGCCCTGCCAGGCAGTCCACACAGCGCGCTTGGTCGTGGGGTTGGCCACAAGCCTGTCTACAATGTCCTGTATGGCGTCATATGAACCCTCAGGGCCTCCATAGCGCCACTGGACTCCGTACATAGGCCCCAGCGCGTCTGTGGCCCACGGGGACCACATGCGCTCCACGTCGGGGGTGATTCTAGCACACCTGTCCTGCTGTGAGGCTCCTGACCCGCTCAGCATCCAGTAGAGTTCTCGCTGAGCCATGTCCACAGACACCCTACGGGTCTGGGACAGTGGCGCATGAGTATAGACCGCACTCCATGACCCGTAGCACCAGTAGGGGTGATCCTGCCCCTCTGTTACTAACTCAGCAGCCTGTCTAGACAGGCGATATATGTTCTGATCGTACTCACACAACACGTCGGAAGGCCTCCGATACACACTTGACAATTACGTAACCCGGTTCCTTAACCCATGAGCTACCGTAATCAGCCCAGTGCACAAAGTCTTTAACTGCCTTATTGAAATTCTTAGCCAGGGTGTAATTAGTCACCCCATAAGAGACATCTGGATTTACATTGTAGCCCATTCCAAGGTACTTATGAAAGGCCTCAAGAATAAACATACATGACTTTTTAGTAAGGTCCCTAAACCTGATATTACCCCAATTAATGGTCTCCATGCATTGGGGGTACCAGTCACCAAAGTTAAGGTCACTACTCCACTTAGCGCCGTCATCTTCTAGTGACCTAGTCACGACCACACCAGCATTCCTCAGCACGGTTATACCCTGTTTGTGATCTCGCCATTCAGGAGTTTTCAAAGCCGGGTCCAACCACGGCCTGTCATACTCGAGATACCCCCTAAACCCCGACAGCAGCAGCGTCCTAGCACATGGAGCACAAGGCTCATATGTCATGGCGATGTGACCCTTACGCAGATCATAGGGCAGTCTCATTAGCTCCTGAGAAGCCCACACCTCAGCGTGGATATACTCGAGACACTGGCCGTTAGGTGCGACATCATGCAGATTAGGACCTAGCTCCGCATTATGCGTAGCTACAGAGCATCCCGTATAGGTGTCCTCGAAATAGCAACCAACTTTGTAATCAGGGTGAGACGACAGGCTAGCGATCTCGTAGGCTTTTTCAATATTACTCAGCATCATATTCCCTTACGATAATGTCGGCGAATTGCGGAAAAGTCATCAAAATGAACTCACACGTGCCGCAGATATGGTCTATTATATAGACCTTACCAGGCCGTGACCCGGCTATCTTACTGATAAGCCGCTTAATGGGGTGAATATACTCCTCTCCAGACTTAGGGTAATACTTACCAGGCACCCACCAGATACCTTCAGGGCTAGCGAAGACCACAGACGATATGCAGTCTCTTTCAGGCTTGATGTTCTGCACCATACGGGGAATATCCCCGAATTCATACATCAGAATTCACTCCAATCGCCGAACTCGTCCTTGTGGCCGTACTTGGCATCATACTTGAACCCTAGCCACACACCAGCGATAGCCATCAGGATGAGGGCCACATACCACAGACCGTAGAAGATCATCCAGGTGACCAGAATACCGATACCCAGAGCAGCAGCAACAGCGGCGACAATAGCGACCATGTAACCGACGAACTTAAGCATTGTTTTGAACCTTTCGTGTTGTTTTCTTGATGTCTTTATCTTAGCACACCTTGAGGAGCTGTGCAACCCCTAAGTGAAGAATTTTTCAGTTGTTTTCAGCGAGCCACTCAGCTCCGATCTCAACAAGCTGATCATAGGTCAGAGTGTAGTCCTCCTCGACCAGGTCAACCAGGTAGCTGATCAGGTCCCACACAGGGCTGTCCTCGATGACCTCAGCAGTCTCAGGCAGCACCAGGACCTCACCCCAGTGGGCCCTGAGGGGCTCATCCTCTGACTGTGGGCCCTCGATGCGCACCAGGACAGGTTCGGTGGCGTACACGGCCTCCAGGGCCCAGTATGCAGCCAGCTCCTCGATGGTCTCGCAGCCACTCACCCCGTGCCTCACTAGGCTCTCGGCGTCGTTCATGGGCCAGCTGTACTGAGTCTCAGGGTCGAGCAGGTACTCAACCCCGCGCTTCCGGTCCTGGATCCTGTACGCGATCATCTGTGTGGTCCTTTCGTGTGGCTTGATGTCTCAAGCTTAACACCTCTGCTAGGTCTACGCAACCCAGATCAGGGGTTGCTATCAAGTTGTTACTTTGCATAAGCAGCGATTAGACGGCCTAGCAGCCTCTAGGGGGTACAAGAGTACCAGGTAGGGGCTGCTAGGCCAAGTTTGCCCTACCCCGTGATGCTTTTAAGGCTATCAGGGAACCCTCCTCTGGTCATCCAGTAGCCCCTAGTGTTCTGGACCATGCCTTTGACCTCCATCTGGGCGGGTGTCAAGCAGTGGCGGTCCACTCCGTGCTGGCCTGCGCGGTGGGGGTCACCCGCACGAGTGCAGGTGAACGTCTCATGGCACTCGGAGCAGTGCTCGGGCTTGTGGCCGATGATGATTTTCTCACAGTCTCTGCATGTCCAGTTCATGGGACCTACCCTAGCACGCCTCAGACACCCCGCCAAAACTTCACGGTAGGGCCTGTTTAGGCTCTATCAGCACCTGACCCTACCTAGGATACCCCAGGCCTGTTTGAGGCCTTCTAAGGCGCTCTGGCAGGGGCGGGGGTGTTCTGGGTCAGGCCACCCAGCCGGAGCGTGCCAGCAGGCCCTCCACTCCCTCACGATCAGATTTGCCCTCACGCACCAGGTAGCACACCAGGGCCAGTGTGGCCAGTGGGTGAGTCCTGTGGAGTCTGACCCACCCCGGGATGCGGGACCAGGCTGCTCGGCTGCCCACGGTGTGGCGCTTGAGCATCGGGCCACAGATGTCGTGGGTAGCCTGAGCGAACGCCCATGGGGTCAGGGCCACACCTGCCAGGTCGAGGAGGGCAGCATCGAGTGCCCCGATGCTGTCTGACCTCAGAGCGTCCAGGAAGTCGCCGGCCAGGACACGCTCGTAGCCGGTCTCCCTCGTGGTCGCGTTGATGGTTGCAAGGATCTCTCGTCTCGTGATCATGGGTCCACCTTAGCACGGGACCACACACCAGCACAATCCCGTTAACCTAAGTTAATCTACCCCACTTTGTGGTTCCCTCTCCCCCCAAACCCCCCTCACCCTCCGCGTAGCACGCGGGCGTAGCACGCTGGCGTATGTGGCGCGCGCACGTAGCACGCGGGCGTAGCACGCGCACGTAGCACGCGGGCGTAGCGCTACGCGTACGTGTACGCGCGCGCGTACGGGGCCGGGCCCCCTTCCCCGCCTTCCCCCCAAACCCCCCTATCCACCCTAACCCCTGAGAGTCT